GTTACACTGTCATTGAACAATGCATAATGCAAAAGATAAGATACCACAGTCGTTGATTTACCTGACTGTCGAGGCATCTTACATATATTAAATCTACCACTATGGAAATTATGAATTAACTTCCTTTGAAATGGATACATGTCAAAAGGTACAAGACCTTCATCCAAGTTGATAATTTTTATAAACTTCTCGGTAAAATATACGGGATCATCTTTACACTTAAGATACTCAGCAACTTGCTTCTTAGTGAAATTAATCGGGGTATTGGCTTTCTTTAGATTCGGGTTACCAAGATATACATTATCAGATTCTTTAGCCATCAGGGATCAATTACAAGTAAAGGTTTAGTGGGGTCTTTATCAGAAGGACAGAAGTATATAACTTTACCGCCTGGATATACTTTCTCCAACTCACCTTGAACATCTCTTTTGAGAGGTCTAGATCTCTGAGGGAAGAACATCTGAATAAACTTAGTGTTACCTCTGAAGATAAAAGTTATCGAATAAGTTGCGCCATACTTATTCAACCTCCTCCAATTTTCTTCTTTTAGGTTTCTATATGATTTCATAGTAGAACGCAGGTCTCCGTGTCTATTTAGAATCCTTCATGGTCTGTTTAAGCATCTTCTGCAATTCAGCAGTACTTCCAACAAACAATGAATTATTAGTTACTTGAGTAGTTTTCTTATTATCTACCTCTTCAATATCTTTAACCTTTTTCTGAAGATCCATTAACTTATCAGCAGTGTCAGCAACGTGTTTGATCAACTGACCAGCAACTTCATATGATCTTGCAGACTCAGATTCTTGTGCAACTTCAAGTATACCATCAACTGCTTCCTGTCCCTTCTCTATCAGAGAATATAACTGAGCTCTACTATACTCATAATCCTTTTGAATCTCTGGTGAATCACCTTTAGGCCTCTTGATACTTGTTCTTGTAGGACTCTTTACTGGTTCTTTTATGATCTCAGCAGAAACTTCCAAAGCATCATCTATAGTATCAAATTCATTCTTCATAAGTCAGAATCCATTCCTTGTGCGACACTGTATACTGATCCATCAGAAAACTCAGTCTTAGTTTCACCAAATCCAAAGTCATCACCCTCAACTACCTGTTCATCATCTTGTACATTAATTATATTAATTGGAACATTAATATCATGTGGTTTGATGACACTTCCAAGTTGTGCTCTCTTGACCTTTATTCTGTTGCCAGTTATTAGACTGACCAACATCTTCTCTTCATCTATTTGTATATAATCTCCTTTCCTAAATGGGGTTGCACTATTAACATCAAATTCCGTCTTCTTAGTATCAAATGTTTCATTCGTTCTTGCGGTGTCATCATTAGTGTAATCCTTAATTGCAGCAGGAACTGCCTGATATCTAATCTGTCTAGGTGCAGTCTTGATGTTTGTAGTATCAGTAGCATAATCTGCCTGTACTTTCTTAATCAATCCATCACTATTATTAGCAATAGGTCCGAATAGATATGTCTTGCAAGTGAAGTTCAACGTATATATTAATGCCCTTCTAGTAAGGAAATCATCTTCATAATTATCTTCCATCTGGATTCCTTCCAGAGTTATTGGCATATCTCTCTTCTCTCCAATAACATCTACTAAGTCAATAGTGAGATTAAATGCTGGTTGAAAATATGGTAGTATCTGTTCTAAAATCTGTATTGCATCCTCATTGAGTTTAGAAAGGATACTCAGTTGCATATTAATATTATATGGTACGGGCATATACCCTTTAATCAATTTATTGGTAGTCTTATTAACTGCCTTAAAGGTTTGCATTGTTGAAACCTTACGAGTAGAATCGTAATTCATACCCATAACCTCAAATGACATCCTAGGCAATGTAAGAGTAGTTCCCACATCCTGAGAATATTCTCTACCTTGACTTACTCTTGCTAAGAATTTCTGTTGAGGGCCATAAGAAATTGGAACCTTTACAACACTAACAACCTTTCCAGCCTTATCAGTATGTTGGATCTCAATATTATTAAATAGGGTTCCGAAAGACACAATTGTCTTCCTCATTATCTCATGATAGAAATGATTCGTTAACATAATATTACAACTTTATAAAACTATTTAGAATTCCCCAAAGGGGTTCCTTTCTGAGAAGTCTAATATCTGGTCTGCTTCAAACTCGAATGTTTCATTCTGAGCAAACTCCCTATCACCATCTACTTCGGATTGAATTGATTGAACTCTATAACTAGCACCTGCACCAACAATGACTTCACCAACAGCAAAGTCTCCTGTTGGAATGGATACCTTAAGAATATTATCTGCAGTATTCCAAGAAGCAACATATGCACTTGTACCTGTAGAGACACCTTTAATTATCTCATCTACTTCATATTCTCCGAAGGAATTAGATGTTACGGAAGATATTGAAACAACAGGATTGATATTTGTATAACCAGCACCAGCGTTACTGTATCTAACTTCTTTAACAGTACCAGCAGTACTTATGACTGCCTCTGCCTTGGCATTCCATAGTAGTTCTATAGTCTCATTAGACTGTGCAGGCCATACAGAAGTAATACCAACTGTAGGTGTAAAGTTATAACCTTGACCGCCAGTACCAATTGCAACAGGTCCTAAAACAGCCTCAGATATAATAGCAGTAGCGATTGCAACACCATTAGTAACTGGACTACCACCAGTAAATACAACTTGTGGAGGTGTAGTGTATCCTGTGCCTGGATTTATTAATAGTATTCTATCAACTGCCTGATTGGGAATACCACTCCTACTAGTCATAATTGCAACAGCTGTTGCCTGTGTTCCAGTTGCAGGAGACTCAATAGTCATAATAGGAACAGAGGTATATCCCCATCCCTCCGATACAACAGTTAAGGCACTAACTACTCTATTGGAATCAATTGTTGCATTAACAACTGGATACTCATTATCCAACTTGTTAACAAATTGTGCTGAAGTTGATGTAGAAGAATCAGTTTCTTGTTGTATTTCTGATGTTGGAACCTGAGTTGCACTAGTAGCACTCGTAGCATTATCACCAGTCAAGTTGAGAGTGATATGATCCAAATATCCTTCAAAAGATTCTTTCTGAGTAGGAATGAATCCAGCACCTGCTGTATCTGCACCTAACTTCAGTACATCACCAGCAAAGAACATGATTGGGTTTGATGTATTAAGAGTATTACTTGCAGTTCCATTTACAGATATTGTTGCATCAGTATTGTATTGTTCTACTCTAATAAAGTTCCAAGCATTTAGATTGAGTTGTGTGGTATTCTCGATAGATCCAGAACCAGAAGCAAATACTATATTACCTGTTTCTCTTTGATATATCTTGAATCTATCTGTCCACATTATAGTGGCACCATTTACTGCTACATCAAACTTAGTAGGATAGTACCAGAAACTAAATGATAATCTACCATCTCCACTATCTCTAGAGTCTACATTAGATGTAAAGTGGAAGTTAGCACCTATCACATCAGTTGTGGCAGTATGTGCTAATGAATTATTTCCAAATTTAATTTGAGTTGAAGTAGTTTTATTTGGTGGAGTAAAACTTACAGTAGGAACTTTTAAGTAATTAGATCCAGAACCTGTTATGGATACTGTATTAATGGCACCCTCTGCAATGGTAACAGAACCCGTTGCCGCATTTCCTTGGCCAGGTTTATGTACAGTAACAGTAGGAGTTCCTTGATAATTTCCATCATCAAACAACTTAATGTACTGAACAGACTTAACTCCAGTAACAGTAGATGCAAGAGATACAGTAGCTTCTGCATTATTTGTAGTCTCTTTCTCCATCTGTATGGTAATAACCTGTCCTTTACTTACCATACCCTCATTAATATCCACACCATCTTTATCAGTCAATCCATCTGGAAGATCAATAACCTCATCTTCAGGCTGGAATATTTCACATCTAAATTCATACATGAATAGGTCATTCATCTGGTAGAATGGAACCTTCCTTTCAATATATTTGATCTCAAATATGGCATTATCCAAAGGAAGATAAATTAAATCTCCTTCATTTGGAGTATTGGCATTCTTTCTATCACCTTCAGGCCATAACTTTAGAAATGGAGATATAAAATCATCATACCTTTCTTTAGAAACAACTAGAGTTAACTCATCTTGTGCCTGAACACCAAATTTTGTTAGTACATCTGATGGTGTTCCAAATCCATCAGTGTTTACTAGGTATGCTTCTAACCTAAAACTATCATCAAATTTAGATGCAGTAATCTCTCTGATAACTGTGTTCTCATTAACAATTTTTCTAGGCAGATACAAAATATCCTGACCGAACAATGTTAAATGTTCGTTAACCAAGTCCTGAACTAATCTTTGTTCACTTGGAGATCCATGTAAAAAGAAAGGTGATAGTGGCATTTATCCAACCATATCTAGAGGTGGCATCGCATATTCTTCCATGAGAGTCTTCTCATGTTTTTCTATTTCCATAACAGAATCATCATATATTTGTCTACCATTTAATTCCAATCCGCCAGGAAGTTTAACACCTGTGAATTTAATGAGGTTTTGTCCCCATTGACGTTTGATAAGCGAAGTGGTATACTGCTTAAGCCAGAAGTCATTGTATACTGCGGTATCACTTTCGGGATCTGCAACTCTAAAACAATCTAATATTAAATAATGATCGTTCGTGAGCTCATTTAGATTTATATCCATGTATAATCTACTGTTCTTTTTGTTAAATCTTACTTGAACATCTGGATTAAGCAGATAATCTATAGTCTCCAAGTATGATTTTGTT